CTCAAGAAGGCACAGCAGACTGCCTTGGACGAGAGGCGTGTTGACGCCCCTGCGTTTGCAGGCAAGATATTTACTGGCCCAGAAGCAGCGGAAACAGCGCGTATACTGAGGGAGAGCATGAGTCCTGAGTTTAACGCGGCGCTTAATGCCGTCGGCAAAATAAACCAGTTCAACTCTGTTTCCAGGTACTTCCAGTTGGCCGGCGATGTAAGCCCTATGGCTATACAGTTACTATACTTGGCGGGGTCTAGCCCTAAGTCATATGTGGGGGCTGGCAGAGGGTTTTTGAGCTCCATGCTAAATCCGCGGTTCCATGCTAAGTATTTGGCGAAACCAGAGAACCTTGCCATTCTACAGAAGTACCCAAACCTGATTATTACCAAAGGGGGGGCTACTGAGTTCACAGAAGCTATGGGTCGGGGAGGGATATTGCGCCCTACACCGAAGAGCCGGATTGGAGAGGTGGCAACATTACCGCTAAAGATAGCTGGAAAGGTACTGGAACCATTCCAGCGGGGATTTGAGGGAGCATTGGACGTGGCTGGGGTAGAGATGGCTAAATCCCTTGATCATTACGGTACTACGGCAGCCCGCATCAATGATGTGACCTCGTTCGTTAATAATTTCAGGGGAGTGACATCAAGCTCTAGGTTGGGTGTTAGCTTCGGGGCGAGGCAGGCAGAAACAATGGCTTTGCTGGCTCCACGGTATAATAGGGCCATTGCAGGGTTGGTTTTTGACACTGTTCATGGAGGGCTGAAGGGTCATCTGGCCCGTCGCGCACTTGCACAGGGGGTGGGCGCTGTGGCACTCGTCGCCGTGGCGATATCTATAGCACGGGGGGAGAGTGAGGATGAGATACTGCGCCACTTCAGACCTGCTGATCCAAGCTTTATGACATGGAAGATTGGTGGTCAGAATATAGGGCCTGGTACGAAGATACGCAGCTTACTGAGACTTTTTGGACTGTCTGCACAAGACCCGGAACGGTTGTTGGACACATCAGTAGGATGGGGGAAACTTGAGTATATGAAGAACCCAATCCTGAAGTTTGGCCGTGGTCTGGCCAGCCCGGTTGCCTCTACGTCATGGGACTTAGTGACAGGGAAGGACTTCATTGGGGACCCCACACGGGACGGGCTCTTGTCCTTCACGAAAACAATGGCAGAGACCGTTATGCCTATTTGGACACAGACTGTTGCTTTTGAGGGTGGCACTCCTATGGAACGTGTAACACGGGGGTCGGCAGAGTTCTTTGGGATGAGGGCCTATCCTAGAAACTTGCTCTTTGAACTTGATAGAGAATGGAAGGATGAGCTATCTGACTTTAACGATATTCCAACTGATCCGAATAAGATAGGAACTAAGGAGTATCCCATAAGCCGCACCAGATACAGACAGCGTAACCCGATGACGGATGCCAAGCTCTTTATTCTAGGGGACGTGACCAGCCTAATGAGCATTCATGGTACTCCCTCTGGAAGTATGGCTATCCCATTTGTGCTGAGTTTGATACGGGAGAACAATATCGACCCAGATGATATCAGGGGTATTAGGGACCGCAAGGATGACCGTGCCGCGGCAGAAGAGGCAGGCCGTCGGCTTACCCCTAACCCTGTGGACAGGCTTATTGGTTTATTGGAGGAAGCTCGCCCCGTGGAGACCGCACCAGCGCCACGGGAACCAACCCCCGCACTGCCAACCCCAACTCCTGCACTACCAACACCTACGCCGGCAATGCCGACACAGCCAGAGGCTCTCAGTACACCTACGATAGAAGAGTTTAGTAGGAGGCTAAGGGAATACTTAGCTGCTAGGGAGACCAAGAAGACTCCTGAGCCGGTAGGTGCCCCATAATGTATAGTGCGAAGCCACAGGACGAGCCGATGCCTTACAAGAGGGAGTTGCGTTGCCCGGGGTGTAACAAGAAGTATGCCGAGCACTACAAGGGGCTGGTTGTCCTGAAGTGTGAACAGTGCCATCAGCTTAGTGTTCTTGACACGGACGACACCAATGGTGTATAGATAAGATTACGTTGATATTGTGGCCTTGTGCCCGAAGTACCTGTGGCCTTTGTGCCTTTGTTACTTCGGGTATTTTGTTTTCTGGCCTAACCGATGGTTTGAGCCAGGAAGGAGGACAGGATGACGACAGAGCAGACGATAGGCATCCCTGATGCTGATATCCTTACGGAGCCGCAGACAGACCTACCCGTTGAAGACGGGGCAGGAGAGCCGCAGGCCGAGGAGGAACAGGATAGGGCAGGCCGATTAGAGTCTGAGGTCACAGAACTGCGACAGCAGTTAGACCGGGCGAATAAGTCCCGCCGTGACGAGTACATACAGAAGAGGACGGTGCAAGAGAGGGACCAGCGGATGGACCGCATGGAGGGTCTCATCGTAGACCTCGTTGATAGGTACGACAGGGGTGATTTGCCCACGGATACCATAAAGGCGACGGTGAGGGACGGCATCAACCGTATCGAGAGCGATATCACGGATACGGGCCAGGCCCAATCCCTCTCTGACGAGATCAACGAGATAAGCACCAGGCATGATGCAGATATCAGGGACACCAATAACAACCTTGACCGGTCTGGTGTTGACATGCAGAACTTCACACGGCGCTGGAAAGAGGCCGAGGACTTATGGTCTAAGGGCCGCTATGCCGAAGCGAGAGAGAGGGTTGCCCATGCCGAGACTTCACTGGAGCTTGCGAAAGCACGTGCCAGTGGCCCCGGAGTGAAGGCAGCTAACCCTGCCGAGATGGACTTGAATGCCAATAGAGGGCAGAGGCCCGGTGCCGGCAGGAGCGATTCGGCCAAGGTGACCGCATATGGCCGAGGCGAGATTGCCTGGAGCAAGGATGTCCAGGACGCCATGAAGAGACAGGGATTAGTGTAGCAAGAATAACGAGAGCAAATGTGTGGAGGGAGCGGGGCAACCCGACGACCTCCAGTAACAACTTTGTTTAAGGAGTAATGAAATGGCACAGAGTGACAGAGGAAGAATCGAGTTGTTCTACGACTTCTTTGGCGAGGACAACATAGCAAATACAGCAGAAACCAGACAGCTTGGCCCATTCCTCGTGGGCGGTCAAGGAAGTGCAGAAGCGGATGCTGGAGTCCCGAGCATTTCGGGCGTGTTGAGCGGAGCAGGCCGTATAACAACTACCAACGAGGATAATCACACAACCCTGGTGGGTACTAACATCGCCTTTGATGTTGGGTTAATGGGCCCGTTGGTCGCAGAAGCACGGGTTCAGCTAGACAACCTGGATACCAAGGAAGTCTTCTTTGGCTTTACTGACATCGACCCCAATACTCTCAGTATTGAGACAGATGTTATGACGGGAGGCACCGCAACCCTGACGTTAACTGCCTCAGATATATGTGGGTTCTTCCTGTCAGCAGAACTAACTGACGATGAGGACTGGCACATGGTTTACAACGGGGGCACTACTACGGGAGAGACTACCTCAACCAGCGTAGACGCAGACGACGATGCTGTTGCCGGCGAGTGGCAGGTGCTCCGGCTAGAGATTGACACTAATGGTACTGCACGATGGTATATAGATGGCGTTCTAAAGCAGACTAAGACAGGGGCTGCGTCAACCTCAGTCAATATGGCCCTTATCTTGGGCGTAGAGGCCAAGGGTGCAGCTATTGAGAACTTGGACGTAGACTACCTGCTCGTGCAGGCCAATCGAGACTGGACTGTATAGTCCACACTGAGATAAGGAGATAAGACTTTGGCTGCTGGAAATACAACTACCGGGTCCCTCGCAGATAGCATTGATGTTATTCAGGCTTCTGCCAGGTCACGGAGACAATATGACGGGGTGATGCCCCAGTTGGTTGACCGGGTCGAGTTGGATGCCAACACGGGCACCACATGGAGGGAAATCCTCCTGGCGAACCTCTCGGCACAGGCGGTGACAGAGAACACAGTGCTGGATAACCCCCAGCAGTATGACGACTCTGCCATCACCATAACGCCCGAGATGATCCAG